CTTACCATGGAACTAAAATGAGCGATCCAGTACTAGAACTAATCAACAAAAATGGGCTAGCATTTAGTGTGTCAGGTCGCGACTACCTAATTAAATGCCTAAACCCAGATCACGAGGATTCCAATCCTAGTTTTCGCGTAGATCGTGTTACTGGTGTTGCTCATTGCTTCAGTTGCGGCTTTAAGACTAATTTATTCAAATATTATGGGGTTTTTACTAATCCTGTACCAATGAAAATTGCGGCTCTCAAGGAAAAATTGAATGAACTAAGAACGAGTCACATTGGGCTTGAACTACCTAGTGGCCATACCCCTTACTCGAAGCAGTTCCGTGGAGTGAGTCCCCAAACTTTAAAATACTTTGGCGCTTTTTACACAAACATAGTTGAAAAACTACAAGACAGAATAATATTTCCTGTTAAGGATATTACTGGTAAAATAGTAGTATTTGTTGGCAGACATACTCTGTCTAATGGAAATCCTAGATATATTAATTACCCTAGTGGTGTTAAGATGCCTGTATTTCCTTCACATCTTCCTAGCGGTTATCAATCAATGGTAATTGTGGAAGGCGTGTTTGATATGCTAAATCTTTATGATAAAGGTTTAGAAAACGTAGTATGTGCTTTTGGCACAAACACATTACAAAATGACACAAACCAAAAACTTCTGCCGTTTAAAGCACAAGGTATTACTCATATATATCTTTTATTTGATGGTGACGAGGCAGGCGATAAAGCTGCCAAAGCATTAAAACCTTTGATTGAAGCAGAGAACTTTATTGTTGAGATTATTAAATTGCCTGATGGTACAGATCCAGGCGAACTTGATATGACTGAAGTAAGGTCTATTGCAGAATATATAACAAAATAATAGCTAAATACGCTATAAGAAAGTATTAAATGAAAATTGCATTAATTGATAAAGCCCCTAATCGTACTCGATACAAAGAGTACTTTAACTTCGACTTTGACCATTACCACATGAGTTCAATTCCTATTACTAAACTACTTAAAAAAGATGTAGATTTAGAAGTAGACCTAGAGCCGTATACTTACGTTATTCTTGTAGGTGCAGAAGCAGCTAAAGAATACGCTAAAGTTACTTCGGTTACTAATATGGCGGGTCAATTAATTGCAGATAAGTTTATTGCTATCTCAAATCCCGCAATGTTAGCTTTTAAACCTGAAGGTAAACCAGACTTCCAACGTGCCTGTGATCGTATTCATAAATACATTGAAGGTACTTTGCGTCCAGCAACTGAAGGTGACTTTAAAGGCATTGACAATACACAAGAAGCACACGAATTTTTGTTAGAAGTTCTTGACAATGCTCAGGGATACGTAGCACTAGATACAGAAACAACAGGACTATATCCACGTGATGGATATGTGCTAGGTGTATCTATTAGTTATAAATCTAAACATGGTCGCTATATTTTATGCGATGCTATGGATGAAGAGTGTGTACAGTTATTGCAGAAAATCTGTAGTACCTTTACTATTGTTTTCCATAATATGAAGTTTGACTACAAAATGTTAGCCTATCACTTAGGTTTAACATTTGATCGTAGCAAAGTTCATGATACAATGGTTATGCACTATGTATTAGATGAAACCGATAGTCATGGCTTAAAGTCTCTGGCTTTAAAATACACAGACTATGGTGATTATGATTCAGAATTAGATGATTTCAAGAAAGAATATTGTGCTAAGAATGGCGTCTTACAAGACGACTTTACTTATGACCTTATTCCATTTAATACTATTAGTCGTTATGCTTCTATTGATACTGCTGTAACATACGACTTGTTTATGAAATTTTGGCCTATCGTCCAAAACAACGATAAATTACGTTTCGTTTATGAAACGATTTTGGTTCCTGGTACACTATTCCTTATGGATATGGAAGAAGTAGGAATCCCTATTAGTCAAGAAAGAATGACTGCTGCTAATCTTTACCTTGATGAAGAAATTGAGAAAGCTAAGCAGGTGGTGTATGGTTTTGAAGAAGTTAAGCGTTTTGAGCAGGATACTGGAAAAATCTTTAATCCCAATAGTGTTATGCAGTTGCGCATTGTTCTTTTTGACTATCTTGGTTTATCCCCCACTGGAAAGAAAACTGCTACAGGTGCAATCTCAACAGATGCAGAGGTACTTGAACAGTTGTCAGAAGAGCACCCACTCCCTGCGGCGATTTTAAAGGTGCGACAACTTGGAAAAATCCAAAACACCTATATTTCAAAGATTTTACCAGAGCTTGACCGTGATGGTCGCATACGTACAAATTTTAATCTTATATTTACTACTAGCGGTAGGCTTAGTAGTTCTGGGAAGTTCAACGCTCAGCAAATACCTCGCGACAATCCTATTATCAAAGGTTGCATTAAAGCTCCAGCAGGTTTTAAGATCGTTTCGCAAGACTTGACTACAGCAGAGATGTATTATGCAGCTGTGTTGTCAGGTGACAAGAAATTGCAAGAAGTGTTCTCTAGTGGAGGAGACTTCCACTCAACGATTGCTAAAATGGTGTTTGACTTGCCTTGTGATGTTGAAGATGTAAAGAAAAAATACGGCAATATGCGTCAGAGTGCTAAAGCTATTTCATTCGGTATTTTATATGGATCAGGTGCTAATAAAGTATCCCAGACTGTATCAAAAGCTACTGGTGAAGAGTATCCAGTTGACAGAGCCAGAGAAGATATTAAACAATACTTCAAGAAATTTAGCAAACTAAAGCAGTGGTTAGACACGCGTAAATCTTTTATTGAACAGAATGGGTATACTTACTCATTCTTTGGCAGAAAACGTCGTTTACCGAATGTTTTTAGCTCAGACAAAGGTATTGCAGCTCACGAAGTACGTTCAGGTATTAATGCGGAAGTACAAAGTCTTGCTTCAGATGTTAACTTACTTGGCGCAATGCGAACTGCCGAAGAAATCAAAGCAAAAGGTATTGAAGCTAATATCTTTATGTTAGTACATGACTCTATTGTTGCTTTAGTAAAAGAATCTGATGTAGATGCTTACTGTGAAGTTCTAAAACGTAATACACAACATGACTGGGGCTGTAGTATACCTGGATTCCCTATTGGTGTTGACCAAGATACTGGTGATGACTATAGCTTTGGTGATTGGGAAGGATACTATGAAGTTGCAGGAGATCGTATTTCCCGTGTTCAGGCTGGGTGAAAAACAGCCTGAAACAGATGGTGACATAGTATATTATAAATCAGAATATAGTGATAAGGATACTGCTGAACACACAACAAACTATAGGTTCGTAGACGATAAGTCAATAGCTAAGCCAACTCTAGGCTTACGTAGGCTCGCTTTGCAAGGTAAAGCAACGTTGTTTCCTATAAGTTCAGCAGTATACTTTCTTGTAGATATTATTAAATTAGCAAAATCAACAACATGGTTTATAGACAGCCATGGACACGTTTTTCAACATAAAAAATCTACACGCGCCAAACTGACAACAAAGAAGATTAGTAAAGTATTACCTGCAGATGGTATAGGGTGTGTATTAGAACTAGAAGGTGTGGCTCATAGATTCAAAACTATGGTTCAGCCTGAAAGCTATCACCAATACGCAGGGGTTTTATATATGGATAATAGCTATTTATTTTATGGCTACTATGAATATCCGCAAAAAGATACGTGGAGACTAGTGTAGTGGCAAAAGCAGTTATATCAAACAGAATATACTTAGACAATCCAGGTGTAGAGCATACTAAACATATAATTAAGTCTCTTACCTACAAAATACACAAAGACACTGGATCAAAGAAATTTGCTAGTGTAGAAACAATTAAAAACTATAAGTCGTTAATCAAGGGTATTCTTTCTATTCCGCAAGGACGTACAGATTTAATCCCACAAGATTACGAGATAATAGATAAACGAGTTTTAGTTCCTGTTCCTTATCCTGTCCCTAAATTTGAGCTATATGAAGATCAACAAACAATCTACAATGAAGTAGAAGGTACTTGCTTTATAAATGCTTTACCAGGTTGGGGCAAGACTTTTACGGCACTACATCTTGCCCGAAAGTTTGGACAAAAGACTTTAGTTATAACACATACCGCAGCTCTCAGAGATCAGTGGATTGAAGAAATTGAAACACTGTTTGGCTGCGAATGTGGAATTATAGGTGGTGGTGACTTAGATTACGAAGATCACTTTATTACAGTTGCAAACATACAGACTTTAGTTAAGCATACTGCTGAACTTGCCAAAGAGTTTGGAACAGTAATATTAGATGAAGCGCATCACTGTCCCGCAACAACATTTGCAGCAACAGTCGATAGCTTTCATGCTAGATACAGAGTAGCTCTTAGTGGTACTATGATACGAAAAGATGGTAAGCATATCTTATTTAAAGATTACTTTGGTACAACAGTACTAAAACCTCCAGTATCCAATACTATGCCGCCTACTATTCACATGGTTAAAAGTGGAATAACACTTAAGCCTAATGTTACTTGGGTAGAGAAGATTACTGATCTTACTCAAGATGATAAATACAGACAATTTATTGCAGATATAGCTAAAATGCACGTCGCAGAAGGACACAGTGTTTTAGTTATTGCTGATCGAGTAGAATTCTTAGAGAAAGTAAAAGAGTATGTTGGTGAAACGTGTTTGTTGGTTACTGGGGGAACCAGTTTTGAAGATAGACAGCAAGCCAAGGCTCAAATCCTTGCCAAAGAAAAAATGTGCATTGCTGGAAGCAGGCAGATATTTTCAGAAGGAATCTCAATCAACATCCTAAGTTGCGTAATTTTAGCAGTTCCTATGTCAAACGATAGTTTACTAGAACAAATTGCTGGTAGGATTATGCGAATGCATGACGGTAAACTAGACCCGATTATAGTAGACATTCAATTTGCTGGATACGCTGATAAAAAGCAAAACACAGATAGGTTAGGGCTTTATCTCCGCAAAGGCTGGAAAGTGTTAGCGTAGATAAAATTTCACTTGTCAAATGATATCTAAAATGGTATAATATTATTAAGTTTCAGTATATGACCCTTTTCTTCAACCTTGGATTGCTTGAGTCCGAAACACAATGCGACTCCACAAAACTAGTTGAAACTTTAAGATTGCATTTTATTAGAAAATCTATTCCTAAAAACCAATACAGTAAAATCAAGCCGATTTTTAACTTAAAGGGTAATAGTTTTCTAATAAACCCTGCTCGATTATTTACTGATACAAGCACAGATATTGTACATAAAGCACAATACATAAGATTAGCGGGGCGTAGAAATTACGCCATATATAAACATTACGGTTACACATATCTAGACCTATCTTACTATTCAGATATTGACTTAAACGCAATAAAATCAAATCCGCTACTAAAAATAACAGAAAACAAAATTAACTTCAAATACGAGGAAAAATAAAAATGGCACTTAGTTTTAAAAATACCAAAGGTAAAGCACAATCAAACAAAGTCGAATCTTACGAATACAAAGATGGCGAAAATACAGTCCGCTTAATTGGCGGAGTTCTTCCACGATATATTTATTGGCTTAAAGGCACTAACAATAAAGATATTCCAGTTGAATGTTTGGCATTTAGTCGTGAAAAAGAAAAGTTTGATAACATTGAGAAAGATCATGTTAGCGAGTACTTTCCAGAAGCAAAATGCTCTTGGAGCTACTCTGTAAACTGTATCGACCCTAAGTCGCAGAAAGTTGTTGCTCTAAATCTCAAAAAGAAACTGTTCGAGCAAATCGTTACAGCGGCTGAAGATTTAGGTGACCCTACTGACCATGATACAGGTTGGGATGTTGTGTTTAAGCGTGTAAAGACAGGACCTCTACCTTTTAATGTTGAATACACATTGCAAGTTTTGCGTTGCAAAGCCCGCCCATTAACTGATGACGAGCGTGCTCTAGCTAATGCTGCTAAGAATATTGATGAGAAATTTCCTCGTCCTACCGAAGCAGATGTAAAAGCCTTGTTAGATAAGATTACAACTCAACAAGACGAAGATGGCGAAGCCCCTTCTTCTGAGCAAGAAGCAGTCAAAGAACTTGGTTAACAAACTAAAGCCCGCTAAACAAAATGCTTAGCGGGCTTTTCTGTCTCATAAGGCAATATGAAAGTATTATTTACAGCTGACGTCCATATCAAATTGGGTCAGAAAAACGTACCTATTGAGTGGGCAAAGAATAGGTTTAATATGCTCTGGAGTCAACTAGAAGCTATTCAAAAAGAGTGTGATCTTTTTGTTATTGGCGGAGATGTTTTTGACAAACTTCCTAATATGGAAGAACTAGAGACGTATTTTGATTTAGTTAACTCTTGTAAGATTCCAACAATTATTTATGCTGGAAATCATGAGGCTGTTAAGAAAGATACAACCTTTTTAACAAACTTAAAACAAGTTACTAACAGACTAAATCCGCAAGTAGAAATTATTGATGACTACTGCAAAATAGAAAATATGGATTTTATACCATATAATAAATTAAAAGAATTTGAAAAGAATCCTTTTGAAATTCGTGGAAACATTTGCTTTACTCATGTTCGCGGAGAGATTCCGCCCCATGTAAAGCCTGAAATGGATTTAGAGTTGTTTGCAAGTTATGATGTTGTTTTAGCAGGCGACTTGCACTCATATGAAAACTCTCAAAAGAATATACTGTATCCTGGCAGTCCCGTTACTACTAGCTTTCATCGTAATAACGTAGATACTGGTGTTATTATATTGGATACCAATAGCCTAAAGCATGAGTGGCGTAAGCTACAATTGCCGCAACTTATTCGCAAGACAGTTGCAGTACACGATCCTAAACCGCAAACTGACTACGATCACACAATCTACCAAGTTGAAGGCGATATGCAAGAACTTGGCGAACTAGAAGATTCAGATTTAATTGATCGTAAAGTTATTAAACGAGATACAGATAGCGCACTAATCTTAGACAAAGAAATGTCTATGTCAGAAGAAATTCGTGAGTATCTTGCTTACATATTAGAGTTGCCAGAAGATACTATTGAAAGCGTACTAAAAGAGTTTCAGAACCATGCAGATAAAATTGAAACTGAATAGAGCCACTAATGATAACTATAAAACAACTACGATGGGCTAACGCCTTTAGTTACGGAAAAGATAATAAAATTGACTTTGTTGCAGCTCCGCTTACCCAATTAGTGGGTAAAAATGGGCACGGTAAAAGTTCTATTGCGCTTATACTAGAAGAAGTATTATTTAATAAGAATTCAAAAGGTATTAAA